TCCGCCGATACCTCAACGTCACGATAGATGCCTGCAAACTGCATCTTGCGAACTTGGTTGCCGTCCATCCGCACAACATGCGTCACGCGGGGGGCTGTCGCCAGATCCGTAGCAGAATAAGGTACAACCAGATCCTCGGCAGGGACAAACGCCGATACTGCACGAGCCTTGGTCGGATCAAAGTAAACCTTCTTGAACGTAGAACCAGAAAGCGGCAGATAAAAAAGCATCTGATCCGTGTCAGGATCAAACTCCTCCATGACTTCAGTAACCTGATAGTTCATGAAGTTCTTGACACGCGCCGCTTGGGTTTCCTTCTCTATGGTCTTGGCACCCAAGACTTGCGTCTTGACTGGACCGCCAGCAGGCAGAAGTTCTTTGTAAGCCTGCGCTTGAAACTGGGTAACAGACTCAGCAATCAGTGGATGAGTTACGCCAGATGCACCCTCAAACGGCTGTGTTCGTTCTTGATACTTGATGCCCAGAAGATCCAGACCCTTCGTATAGGCCTCTTCCCAATCTGAACGCGACTCCATGTCTTCTTCATACAGACCACGCAGTTCAGACGAAATCTCACCAAGAATATCTTCGTCAATGACCTCGGCCAAGTTGGCCATGTGGTCATACTGTTCGGTCTCCACCTCAATGCCGTCCGGCTGTCCGCCCATAAGCGCCTGAATGATTGCTCCACCATCCACACCTTGTGTAACCTCGGCTCCACCAGCGAAATCTTCTACCTGCGGAATCTCAACATCCATGCCCTCTGGCGCTTCAATGCCAGAGTCAATCAAACTGCCCATGGGCCGTGGAGGTATAGCCATTAAAATATCCCCTTAAAGGTGCCGCGTCTCTGAACTCGAACAACGCCACCGTTTTTATACCTTTTGCCGGGCAGGTCCGTACCCGGTGCCTTGCCAAGGCCTAACTCAAACTCGTATTCCAGAATGTCAATAATACGATCCTCATCGTACCCTTGCCGCTCCAACTGACGGCGGCGGTGCTCTCTAGCCTTTGGGGTATTGTATTTCGACATTAGTAATACTCCCGTTTTCTAGGATACCAATCCGTATTATCGTTCTCGCCTTCGAGTTCGATAAAGCCACCCTGCCGGAAACGCATCAAAGCCATCGTCATGCTATCGACAAAGTCATCGTGCTCCCCGTGCGGGAACGCCAGACATTCCTCAATAACTTCCTCCGAGAACTTCTGTTCCGGTGCCCACACCATCCCCGCCTCAAACAGCGGAGCTACCGTGTGCATACGGGTAATCTTATCACGACCCTTGCTTGGTGTATAGTTCATAACTGGAATCCCCGCAGCACGCAGTTCGTCCGTTAGCGGTTGCCCTGAAGCCTTTGCTTCAATGATAACCATGTCTGGTTCCCAATACTCATACTCTTCTGAAGCAACTCCTTTAAGCTCCGGAAAATTCCATCTACCACGTCTTGCATCCATGAGAATAACATTGTCGGCTCCAGTCTCTTCATTTGTAAATACGCCCCATGTCGTTATGGCCGAGAAGTCAGCAGTCTCTTTCTTGCTGAATGCCGTATCATAGGCCTGAATGATATACTTGACCCGTGGGATTTCTTCCTTCTCCCACATATTCCACCATTCCTTCTTGACAATGGCGCCCTCTTCGGCAGTCGGGTTCTGTTGCCACTGCGCGTTCCATTTGGCCACGGGCAATGACGCCTTCACCTTCAACAAATCGTCCCGTTGCCAGAACTCCGGCCAAAGCGGCTTGTCTGACGGCAAAATGGCTGGGAACTCCACGACCTCCCATTCGTCCGCCATCATGTCAGAACCCTGCATCTTGAGAACCTGACCGGTCAAATCCTTCTGACCCCACCGCGTCATAACGATGATAATCGCGCCGCCAGGCTGCAAACGCTGACGAGGACCAGATGTGTACCACTCAAACGCATGATCAAACGCCGTACTGGACAGCGCGTCCTGCTCCGAGTGTGGGTCGTCAATGATCAATAAGTCCGCACCGCGACCCGTCATCGCCGCGCCAACGCCAGCCGCAAAGTATTCGCCGCCCTCAGACGTACCCCAGCGTCCCGCTGCCTTGTCGTCCGACTTCAAATTCGTATTAGGAAAGACCGTCCTATAGTCAGGCGTGGCAATCAAGTCTCGAACCTTACGACCAAATCTAACCGCAAGTTCCGTATTATGCGTTGCCTGAATAATCTTGAGCTTGGGATTGCGCCCCAAGAACCACGCCGGCATCAAATATGACGCAAACTCCGACTTACTATGTCGCGGAGGCATGTTAACAATGAGCCGCTTCAACTCGCCTCTTGCTACTCGCTCCAGCTTCTCCGCAATAATCCGGTGGTGCTTGCCCTCTACAAACCCGTCATAGACGTGATGCACGAAAGGCATGAACTCATCACGCGCCTTTTCACGGATCGTGAGCCTGACCTGCTGGTTCTGTAGAGCGTAAATCTCCTTGAGAACTTCCTCTGGAATTGTCTCTAGGTTCATTTAGACCTGCCTGCCGAGAGCCGCTCCCGTAGGTGAAAGTGCTTGAATACCAGCGCGAGCCTGACCAATCTGCTGTGCCTGCATAGGCGCGTAAGGTTGCAGAACAAACGGGCTAATCTGCCCAACCGGTGTCGCCTGTGTCGTAGGCTGGAACAATGTAGGCAGGCCAGTAGTCGGGTTGATTACGAAGTTAGAACCAGGCTGTGCGGGTTGTGTCGGCCCCATAAGGTCATCCGTGGGTTGGCATACGCCGTCCACCATCTCATACCCAGGCGGGCACGGATCAACCATTGGCGCTTGTGCCACTTGCTCACCATCACCACCAGTTTCAGGCTGCTGAAGCGACATTCCGGTATACACGCCGCGCTCCAACAAATCCTCTGTTGTTTGCGGAGGACCAGAAATAAGGTTTTGAAGAGCAGATAGACCTTGCCCCACGATGCTCATGCCGGGCGTTCCAACCATTCCAACGACATTGCCTTGAGGATCCAACTCATAGCCATACGGCCTGCCGCCCATCATACCAGCCACGTCCATGTAGAACGGCTGCTCCGCACGTTGTGCCTCGGTCAAACCCGCCAAGTTACGCGTTACCCTAACGCCGTCAGGTCTTGTGTAGTATTCCAATCCTTCAGGCAACCCCCCAGAATACCCAGGGCGATTTGGATCCGCCAAATCCCGCGCAAAGATATCCGTCTCCGCATCTTCCATCTCAGGAAGCGCACCCATAGCCACAGAAGCAGGAGCCGAGGTCGGAGAAACAGAAGCCGAAGGCACAGGAAATAACGTGCCAGCCTGCACCAGACCAGAAGACATCCTGTCCAACTCCGTGCCGGGGTAATCCAAGAACCCCGTAACTTCCTCCAGCGCTTGGCCTTGCGGGCCTACAGTGCGAACAGCGGAACGAGATTCCTCAATAAACTGCGGTGGACCTTGTAATTGACCCTGCCGCTGTGCTTGCAAATCACGAACCGTACCAGCCGCTGTCGGCAATGTGACAATGCCACCCGCAAGTTCGGGGTTTAGCATCAAGTCCCCCGCATCTATAGCGTTGGGACTTGAACCAAAAACCTGCACATCGCTAGGACCAAGAACCGCTTCAGCCGTTGCCCTCGGTGCTACTGTTACGCCTTGAATCTGGAATCCACGAGCATAGTCCGCCTGCTCTTGGCTAATGTCCCCCCGTGACGCGGCCTCGTCCAAAAGATCCTGTGCCTGCGTATCCCCCTGCAATGCACGATCCTGCAATGCAGTCATGGCAATGTTAGTGTCAACACCAAACGCCTCCGGGGAACCAATGCGCCGAGACAAAATCACGTTTGACATGTTCTGGGCATTCTGAGGAATGCTCGGACGGCGATCCAAAGTCAGATTAACTTCAGGTGTCGTGATCTGCGGAGAAACAAAATATGGTTGAGCCTGATCAGCAGGGAAGGGGCCAAACATCTCCGTGCCCAAAACACGATCTACAGGTGTGGGGGCAGGTGCAGGTGCCGGAGTAGTAGCCGCAGAAAGTGCCGCCTGAACCGCCGTCTGACCCTTGTCCGTCAAACCCCCGCTTTTCGTAACGGAGCCGGTCTCATAATTGTCCAACGCACTCTTGACCGCCGCCTGCGTCTGGCCTGAATCCAAACCCTGCTGTGAAGCCTGTGCCGCAACACTCTTAACAACAGACATCTGCTCCGCTGTCGCGTCCTTTAACGAGCCATAGTTCGGACCCGCACGATTCGTATTGTCGCCAGCAGTAAACCCGATGGCCGCGTCTAGCGCCGTGCTTCCAGTCTTCGATACGCCGTCTACGCCAAATGTCGTGCCACGCTGCGAACCTGCCGCATTACGCATCGCAATGTCCTGCTGCTTGTCCTGATCCATATCCTCGTCAGAACCGCCGCCACCAGTCGCTTCGCCACCACCAAATAACCCATAACGCTGTTCAAACGGATTGAGATACTCTTCAAAACCAAGGGATGATGTTAGCCCATCAGACCAAGGACGCCGCAACTCCGGGAACAGTTTAATCATGCTTCAATCTCCAAGCTCGACCCATCCTACCGTCAGGGCGCCTCCAATGCGCCACTTCATGATCAGTAACCTGACCTAAATACCGGCGCATATCTTTCGCAATGTATGTTACACTATCTATGGCCACCATGTCCATAACCCAGAGCCGCTCCCCCTCCTTGCGAGCAAACGCCTGCCTGCCATCAAAATCCAAGTTCCGAGATTCAAGATCCGTGAGAAAACACCACGTCACAAAACCAATCAAAGCCCCATCACACATGTAATACCGTATCCGACCATGCTCTATCGCAGGAATGAACCTATAACCTAGATTCTTGATACTCTGCTCTCGGTAAAACGGCGCACTGTCCAGTAACACACACATGCGCCCAAACATCTCAAATGAATTTACAACTGAATTTTTTTCCATGGCCAGGGACTCCTATAGCCTTTTCTACAAATAATTTGTGGATCCTGCAACTTGAACCTTGGCTCAATGGAAAAACATGTGAATAAATCTACCCAACTAGGGCGGGAGGGTGGGGCGGCGCTGCCCGTTTTTTGTCAAGGGGGGTCGGGGGTCAAAGATTTGACAGTCCCGTCCCGATAAACCCAAGTAACCCCGTCAAAGCATTGACAAATTATTTGTATTTTATTTGTTGTAAAAGTGTTGCATGTTGTCCCATGTTGTAGTAATGTCAAAAGACATTAAGGGAAATCGGTAGCCAATAGGCGATGCGACCCCAAAGCAAACTTGTCTATATGGAGGGCAACATGAACAAGACTAAATTTATCCGCGCTGGTCAATTCAATGAATTGAGCATTCAAGAGCAACACGCCATGGCTAAAGAGATGGTCAAGGCATGGACGCAGGCGAAAGCGGATATTGAGGCGGAGGCGATTGAAGCGGGTTACGCCTACTATGACCCGCAAGACTTCAACGTCAAAGCGAAAGCGGCATATGTTCAAACACGGAACATGTTCCGCTGGAAGTAAACCACAAGGCGGGGGGCAATGTCGCCCCTCGCCAATTTGCCAATGGAGGGCAACACTATGACTAAAAGAAAACTTCCTTTTGATTGCATTGTCGGTACTGAACCGGAGACTGTACAGAACCCATTTAGCGGGGAAAGTATAACCATACCGGCTGACGCAGTCGCGGTTTACGATACTGTGATCGGCATGGTTCATATGGCTGAACGATCAAACAATCCCAAACATTGGACGGTAGTCCGGAAGGGATTGGATTGGTTCCGGAAGCATGAACCAAAGGCCTACATGGTACTGTTAGACTAATGCGATTAGTCAAACTTACCATGGCGCTAGCAGGATTATTCCTGCTAGCGTCCGCCCATTTGATATTCGGGCTGGTGGAACCGCTCGATAATCTGATCGATCAGATCATGCGACTAGCCATGATCTTACACGCTGGCGCAGCATTCTATTGCGCTGGCTTATTGCATATAATGCGGAGGCGATAATGTCAGAAGATTATGAAGCAACACTGATGAAACAAATAGCATTAACGCAAATGATTGCGCATTGGCATAATGTGTACAGTGACGCGTTGATCGCAGGGAATGATGCGCTGGCGGAAAACACAAAAAATGTGACAATACCAAAGGCCTATAAGATCTTTGAAGAGATTATGGGGTTTCCTTACGGTAGAGAACGATAAACAAGACAAGAGGCGGAGCAATCCGCCTCTTTTTTTGTGCCTAGAATCTGGATGCAATAGACTGGTTAGTCTATTGCAGAGGGCGGCGCCATGGTCGCCACCAGTACCATGAAACCCGAACCCGACCCGACCCGAAATTTCCCAGCCCGACCCGATAGTTTAGTTTGTTTTTTGTTTGTGGATGTGTATAATAAACCCATCAACAACGTGCCAATGGAGGGCAATTATGAATATCGTTTTTATCAGTGATGACGCACATGGATGGGGCATTGTATCAGCCGAGCAGATCAAGGCTGCGCGTATGTCGCCAGCAGACTTCTCGCAATGCTCATATCAGACGCCTAATGGCGAAATCTATGCCTTGGAAGAAGACTGCGACTTTCCAAAATATCTGAACAAATTGGACAGCATGGGCGTCAAATATGAGATCACAGATCGCCATGTTGACTATGCACACAGAGACAACCCGCGATCATGGAATAGGATTTAGATCCTCCATAGGACGGAAAGAGCGGCAGAGATGCCGCTCTTTTTGTTTGTGTTTAGTTTGTTTTTTGATATAATAATTGCATCACTAACAGCCTATTGGAGGGCAAAAATGCATAAACTAATATTCAAGAGCAAAGAGTTTGCTCGTATGATTGACCACATGATCGCCATGGAGCGGAAACTTCCATATGAAAACGAGACAACGCACGACTTTGGTCTGTGGCTCGTTAAAGACGATGGCATCTATGTCATGGCACCATGTGCTGTGCGAGATATAGACGGTGATGGCGTCCATGTCATTTATGCCGATGGTTTCCACAGAGATGAAGAAGACATTTGGGATAAAACCCATGCGGTAAGCGGAGACGATTTCGCCGAGTTTATCCCGCTCATGCCCGCACAAGTCGCGCGTGTTCGTCAAAATGGGGAATTGGAAATTCATCTTACAGATACGGAGGTAACAACCTATGCCTAATTGGTGTCAAAATGTGATGTATGTCTCACATACAGATAAAGAGAAGATGGTGGCGTTGAAAGACGCCATCATCAGAGGCGAATTATGCGACCACATCAAACCAATGCCGGATGCGCTGAAAGGCATCACAACCGGCTCGAACACGATTGATGGCGTGCAATGCAACCTGTGGCGCAGAGATGAAGAGGGCAACGATACCGCCATCCCACAGGAAGAATTAGACCAGATGACAGCCGAGCATGGCACAGCATCATGGTATGATTGGGCGTGTGCGAATTGGGGCACGAAATGGGATATCTGTTCCCCATGGGATACAGATGAAATCTATGTCGCAGACGATGGCAAAGAGACTTATGTGTTCAAGTTTGATACCGCATGGGCGCCGCCAATCCCCATCTATGCCGAGATGATAGATCAGGGGTTTAATCTTGTCGCACGATATGTTGAATATGGCGCGGGATGTCATGGCGAATATGGTGTTGATGGTGACTTCTACCATGACAGCATAGAAGATGGTGACGAGATAGACGAACATCTACAGTCTCGTTATTCCTAAAATAGACTCCGCTCCCCGCTCGGCATTGCGCTGGGCGGGGATTTCTATGCCTCCAGTATTGCCCGCAGTTCAGCAATCTGATACAAGGAATCTTCTTGTTGCCCTCCAATCAACAAGGCCGGCGCCCAGGGGAAACCCTGGGCGTTTTTATTTGTCCCCGAACCCGAACCGATAGAGGCTGCCCGAACCCGACCAGGGCCAGGTCCAAGTGAACCCGAACCCGAACCCGAATATTTCTATTTGTTTTTTGTTTGTTTTTTGCTTATAATGTTATTGTTAACCTATGGAGGGCAAACAATGCTTAAAATATCCAGAATGACCGGCAAATTGGCCGGACTAAGAGCGCTCAACACAAACACATTGACGAATGAATATTGCATGAAAATGAGCGCGTGCGGGGATTCGTCAATTATCTGCACAGAATGCTATTCGGTCGAGATGCTAAACGGACTCCGCAAAAATTGCGCTCCGGCATGGCAGATGAATAGTGATACGTTGTCGGGCGGATTGATCCCGCAACATATGTTGCCGACAATTATTGACGCGTTTTTCCGTATCTCCGGCCATGGTGAGATTATCAACATGACCATGATCGAAAATATCCATAACATTATCGAACACAACCCGCATTGCACGTTTGCATGGTGGACTAAACGCAAGGGTTGGATTCGCAAGTTTTACAGCACGCACGCGAAACCCGCGAACCTGATCCTGATCTACAGCAACCCGCGCATTAACGCGGTAATGGATCAGCCGCCGGCATTCTTTGATCGCACGTTTAACAACGTCTCGCCGGATAGCGCAATTGCACAAAACTGCACCGGCCAAAAATGCATTGATTGCATGATCTGCTACAAGTCGGACAGCGGAGTCACTCAAATTGTGGAGGCGGTAAAATGAACAAGAGAACAAAAGCAATCTTGGATAGTGTAAGAGCGCAACGCGCTCTTGCCGATACAGACGCAGAATTACGCGCAACGATTCCGGACTATGACGCAAAAATGGCGTATCACGCGCATCTAATGGAAACCATGAAGCCGGAAACAATGGAAGATTTTAAACGAGTTGGGGCCGCAATGGTCGCAAAATTTGGGGAATAGCCATGACAAAACAAGAGATAATCGACCAAATCAAGGAAATAGTCGTAACACAATGCGAAAAGGATCCAGAAGATCGGGACATGTTCGCAGCTTTTGGCGCCCTAATCGACAAGATCGAGGAAAGCATAGAAGAAGATTACGCGCAATGGCGGCGCGATAGCGGCGATCCAACATATGGGGACGAGGGGGCCTAGGCCCCCTTTTCTTTTGCCTCGATACCAGGTTCCCGTGCCCCTGGTACTGGTGCGCCAGTCCCTGGCTGCCCAGGTTCAAGATCCCCGAACCCCGAACCCGAACCCGAACCCGAACCCGAACCCGAACCCGAACCCCGTAAGCCCGAAAGCACCGACTCAAGGTGCCCGATCCCCGACTCCCGAACCGCTGCCCACAGGTCCTGGTGCCCCGAACCCCGAAACACGGCTCCAGTGCGTAGGCCATTGCGCCCGATTTCAAGGCTCTGGGCGCCCTCAAACAAAAATAGGTCTCCCGAAGAGAGGTGCTTGACCAAGATGAATGACAGGCCTCCGTTGCGCGAATACGCCGTATTCCAAGCGATTTGCTGTGGGGAGATTCTGACGGTGTTGTTTTTAGTTGTTTTTAATTCCATCCAGAACACAAGCCCAGACCAAGCAAAATGCACGTCCGGAACTCCGCCACCATGACGGTTCTCAATCCGTGTCGGGTAGCACCCTGTCGGGAGATTTCGCTTCAACGTATTCCAAAAGTTCGCCTCCGGTGTCGCCATCTGTTACCTCCGTATATTCGCCCTCGATGAAGGCCTGCGGATATTGCTTGCGGAGTTGGGCCAGCCGTGATGCGATTTCTTCACGCGATAGATCATCAAGTTGATGGATCTGTTCACGCCTATCGACAGTCAAGCCACCAAGAGCGGAGCGGATCTTTTCAGCATTGATCGCGGCAGAGAATTGACCAGCCTCTTCGGCGCCTTGAGACAGTTCATGCAATCTCTTTAGCTGACCAGTCACGGTCACGCCATAACGGCGTTCTCGTTCTTCTCGTAGTTCTTGGATGTATTCGACAAGATGGGGAAATTTCTTCCCTGCCAAAAGATGACCAGCAATGGATGCTGCTGACGCATCCGCATAGCCTGCCTTTCGGGCACACTCGGCGTTGGAGTATATACCTTCAACATAGTAACGAGCGAACTCACGTTGCCTGTTTGTCAGTTTCCGTCCGGTCTCGGCTTCTATGTCGTCTGCAAGAATATCTGTTTTCTTGTTACACATGTTACACTTCTACCTCAAAAAAGGGGGTTTTTACAGCGTTTTTCTACCCTCTCATTTTTCCGGTTTTTTGTCCATATAGTCTCATCTGTCTCGAGAAGTGTAACAAGTGTGCCAAAAACGCTTAGAAGTGTGCCAAGCTCAAACCCTTATCAGCCGTGGATCACAGAGATTCTTGTTACACTTGTTACACTTGTTACACCACTGCCGAAACTTTTTTCAAAACTTTTTTTCAGCAAAAAAGGTGTAACAAACGTAACAAATGACACAAGTGCCAGGATTCAAGGTTCGAGGAGGAGTAATCGTTAACTGGCTTTGGCGAGAAAAAGTGTTGCATATGGTCTCGTTATGTGTATAGATAACAAGGTAATTGTTTTTAGGAGGGCAATATGCAAGAGCAGCAAGTTTCAAGAGTCGTGATCCAAGGCTCTCGGATTGAGTATCTTATTTCGTGTGACTGGTGTGTTGGTCACGGTTACGAGCCTACGGAGTTTGGCACGGTAGAGGCGTGTAGCGAGTGTCATGGTTCGGGTTTCAAGTTTCATTATGTGATGGAGGGTAACGATGGGAACTAGAGCGATTTACATTTTTGAGGACGAGCATGAAGAGGTTGCCGTCTACAAGCATTACGACAACTACCCACTAGGTGCGGCTGATTTCATTGAAAACGCCAAGTCTCATGCGTGGACACTTCCGCGTTTTGAGGCGGACGAGTTTGGCGCGGCGTTTGTTGCGGCAAACAAGAACCAAGGTGGCGGTGAGGTTCGTTTGGTTCAGTATAACAAATATTCTTGTCGTGATGACATGGTGTGGGATTACACATGGTGTGATTATTACTATGTCATTTCGTATCAGTCGAACCACAAGGATTTGTGGATTGAGATTTGGCAGAGTCGTTATGACATGGATTCAAGCGATACATATTGGGTTCTGGTTGACGCGCTTACGCATACTCAGATGAAAGAAAAATATGGAAGGAGCGCGGCATGAGGGAACTTATTGACGCTGTCGTGGAGCAGATCCGCGAGGACATGAGCAATGGTGATTTTGAGCCATTAGAGAAATTGCTGAAATATGTGCCTGTAAAGAACTTGGAAGGCTTTTTAGCGGAGGTTAATGAAGATGAACGTCCTTAGTTTATTTGACGGCATGTCATGTGGTCGCATCGCTCTTGAGCGGTGCGGCTTTCCTATTACCAACTATTTCGCCAGCGAGATTGACAAGTACGCGATTGAGGTAGCGAAGGCCAACTATCCTGACACCATCCATCTTGGCGATGTGACAAAGGTCAAGTCGGAGGATCTGCCAAAGATTGATCTGTTGATTGGCGGCTCGCCATGTCAGGGATTTTCATGGGCTGGCAAGCGGTTGAACTTTGAGGATCCGCGTTCTGCATTGTTCTTTGAATATGTGCGTTTGCTCCGCGAACTGAAGCCGACATGGTTTCTGTTGGAAAATGTCAACATGAAGCAAGAGCATCAGGATGTTATTTCTGAACAGCTCGGCGTGAAGCCTGTCCGGATCAACAGCAATCTGGTGTCGGCGCAGAACAGGGATCGCCTGTATTGGACGAACATTCCAGTCCGCTCCATGCCGGAGAACAAGCGCATCTATCTCAAAGACATCTTGGAGGACGGCTGGACGGATCGGGAAAAGTCACATTGCATTGACGCGAACTATTTCAAAGGGGGCAATCTGAAGTCCTATTTTGAAAAGAACCGGCGCCAGCTTGTGTTTGACTTTGAGCAAGAGCCGGAGGGCAAGAGCGGTTTGATCTTGGCTGGCGAAGCGGATCTGAAGGGGCACGGCTACAATCGCCGCGTTTATCATCCGGACGGCAAGGCGCCGACATTGGCGGCGGCATCTGGTGGAAATCTGGAGCCGAAGATTTTGTATCCGTTGGCTAGGTGGTGGCGTGACAACTTTGCCCTGTATCCGGCGGCAATCGTAGGGCGGCGTTTGAAGGACGGTGTGCGTGATGACAACGACACATCTGTTCCGATTACGCAATGCTTGGAGGTTCATGAGTCGGGAGGCAAGTCGCGGTGTTTGTCTACCGTGGAGAAGGACACATTGGTTTCGCCGTTGCCGGAGGGCAGGTATCCGGACGCATACAGCGAGGAGATGCGTTTGATGTGGCGCAAGTTGACGCCTGTCGAATGTGAGCGTTTGCAGACAGTGCCGGATGGATACACGGCGCATGTATCGAACACTCAACGCTATCGGATGCTAGGCAACGGCTGGACCGTTGATGTAATTTGTCATTTATTGGAGGGTATGAAGGATGGCTAAATTTGTAGTGGATTTCGTTTACAAAACCTACCACACGGCGGAGATTGACGCAGAATCACCGGACAAGGCCTTGGATCAGGTGATGGCGAAAACGTATGGGGTTGAACCTGATTGGGAGTCAGACAAGGATTTCTTGAAGGAAACCTTAGACGATGATGATCCTTACAATGCTCTGTCGGTGGAGGCGCATGTCGATTGTCAGTTCGTTTGGCAGGTTCACACACCTGATGATTACTTCTCTGAGTTTGATCTGTATGACAGCTTTGATGAGGCTCATGAGGTCGCTGGTGACAAGTATGAGATTTCTTCCGAGGTTCTTGAGTTTGATAAAAAGGAATATGCAATCCCATGCAAGTTCGCGGAAGAAGGCGGAATTAGTGTGGAACTAAGGCCAGAACATATCGCTACAATCCTTCCTCTGTTGAAGGGGGAGATTGAAGGGGATCGGGACTCGGTCTTGAGTCGTGTCGCGTACAACAGACTCTTATTGGCCTTGGAAGGGGAAAGAGCGCGAAGCGAATGCTATGCTCCACGAGCGGTGAATCATGCTGACAGTAAGTAAGTGCCACAAGTGTGATAAGAAGGCAGACGCGAAGGATGGGAACATCCTTCTCTGCACGGATCATTGGTTTGAAATCTATGGAGGTAGAAATGGGAAAAGTCAAAGCATGGATCATGGATATGGAAGAGGATGCCATCGACATGACGGTAGAAGCGTGGTGCGAGAAGCATGGCGAAAGCCTGATTGAGGTTTATCACGAGGCTCGGCGGAAATTTGGTGATTTGCCAAGGCATGGCAGTCCGGAGGATCGAGGTTCGGCGGACGCATATTATGGTCGCCCGATGAAACCGCACTATATGGAGCGTCAGGCGGATGGTAGTTACGTCCGCATCGAGCGCAAGTATATGACGGATAAGCAGGTTCAAGACTACTTCCGCGCCTATGAAAACGAGGATGACCGCAAGGATTGGGGCGGTCCAGAACTGGAGGCACATGATGAAGAATGCGAGTAGCATGACGGCTGACGAGTTCGCGCAGGAATTAGCGCGGATTCGTGACAAGGCGCTGTTCATTAAGACAGTTGCCGGCACACGGCAAAACCGTAGCTACAGCAATCAAAAGCGCGGTGATTTTTTTGGAAAAGGTAAGGGCAATGACACGACCAACAAAACTGGCTAGCGCCACCAAGAATTATAATTTGTTGATGCGTGAGCGGACATGGGAGATTTTATCCCGCAAGTCGGACGAGCTATCTCGTCTGACTCGCAAACAGGTGAGCGCAGCGGATATAATTCGGTTGTGCATCGACATGCATATGGAAAAAACCTGTGAAGAAATCGAACGGAGATATCGTGCCCAGTATTACTAAGGAATATCTAATCGCACAGGACTTTATGTTGCGCGGCACTCACTACTATGTCGTCAAAGCATCAAGCATGGGGGAAGCAATCGAACGTATCGAAACTGACCCCTACCTGCTCCCCGTGCAGGCGGAAAATCACGGGATGTTGATCTTGGGCTATACGGACTCGGAGGACAACTATGATAGTTAAGGCAATGGCACTGGTGTGCACCGTATTTGCGGGTGGCGACAGCAAGTGCGTGACGGAGTTTTACCCAAAGCAGTTTGAGTCTGTGCGGGCATGTCAGGTGCAACTCATACAATGGCGCCTGTATGAACTGCCGAGGAACAAGAAAATTGTTCTGGATGATTGCGTCATAACAAGTTATAAACATGGCGAATGATAATAAAATATTAGATTTCACAATTACATTGTACTCAAATAAGTGTAAGATTGTGAAAGAGGTGGTCTGTAAGCCCACCAAATTGGAGCAGGTGATTGAAGAACTGGACGCACAAGCCAGCATCCCAAGAAGGGGAGACGGTCACCATGGATACTACATCGAAGTCGAAGTAAGGAGACATAAGGATGTCAACATCAAACGAACTAGTCGTTCTAGTAAACGACACTCTGAACCTGCTGCGCGGAAAGCTAGTGCGGTTCATTCTGGAGGACGGGGATCTGCGGATGATAGCAAACCTCGTCCAGATAATAGATCAGTTCGGTCTGGAATACGATCAGGAGGGGATGGTGTATCGGGATCGAAAGGGCGAAGAGGAAAGGCGCCAGAGGCGGAGGAAGTTAGCCGCCGAACTAGAACCAGGTCTGAACGCGCTGTTCGGAATGGAGTACGCCCAGTACGATCCGAACCTAAGTCCGGAGGAAAAAGCGGCGGCGAAAAAGAAAGCCGCGAAGCAAAGACGCTTGGAAAAAAAGGCCGAGAAGGAGCGGGAAGCAAGGCGCTTGGAAAAAAATCGTTATCAGCGAGAGCGGTATCACGCAAGGAAGCAGGCTCGAAAGGGAAAATAGATGCCAGCAGAAGCAAAACGCGGAAGACCTCCAGTCGAGGAAAAAGCCGCATTTCGTAATGTCGCCGTACCGATGGAGATCTATGAGATGATTAGAGATCTGTCGAAGGCGGAGGAGAGAACCATAGCTCGTCAGTTAGCGGTTCTGATCAAGGATGCGTATCAGGATAAGATCCAAGGAGGGATAGAAAAATGAGTGACGCTAGTTTTACTGCGGAAGAAGAACTGCTAGTGTATGGCGGAACATTTGAATACGATGTTTCGGTGCCGCTCAAAGTAGTTGTGGATTTTTCCGAGACTGGTAGGGACTGGAAGGATGTATTGAGGGAGGAGGTCTATAAGAAGATCATCGAGCATATTGAACGTGTCGATGACTTTGAGTTTGAATTTACCGGACCTGATTTCTCTAAATGAAACGCAATCCTGTAGCTAAACAGATCCGAGATCCGAGGTTCAGGAAGCGCGTGATCAAATCCAAGAAAATATATACAAGGAAAGGGCGGGTTAACCGCCCTTTTTCAATTGGTACAGCACCGCCAGCATCAGACCTATCTGAATAACGTCAATCCAAGTTACTGCAAATCCCATCGTCATACGAAAAGTGTACCATAAAAAAAGAGGATAGGCACGACAGATTAGCCTATCCTCTTTTCTTTGGTTTTAGAAATTGGCGGCCGTCTCGCAATACCACCAATTCCCGTAACCGGGAGAAAGAACCGAGGTATAAGCCTCGGTTGTACGGATGACAAGTATATTAGCTACGCAGGCGCCGAGAAGCAAGGCTAAATTAAGAAACGTCTCTTAGCGAAGTAGCTTCTTTTAAGACTTCTTCAACGTAATTATCCCAACGACCTTGGAGGATCTTTCGCTGAACCTCGTTGGCTTTATATAGTTGTTTCCAAAGCGCAGCAACATACTCAACGGTCTCAATTATGTCTTTGCCTTTTAAGTCTACTTCAGCAAAAACTCTAAACTGGAACTCTGCTTGTGGATCATCTAGTTCATGCTCATAATAGTCCATCTTTTCTCTCCTTAATGTTAGAACAGACTCAACTGCTCTGGTTCACGCATGATTGCGTCAATGTCTTTATGCATGATTTCGGTGAACTCAATGTCACAGAAATTGCCGCAGTCGGGCATGACGAACTTCTGCTGCGCCCCTTCATGCTCCGGCAATTCGTCCAAATAGACTCCACGGATACATGAGTTTCCGACTTCGCGTTCTGCTTCAGCCATGCGCTGGAAGTAATCGGGAAAGTCTTTCCGGATCTTGTTCCAGTATCCTTTGCCGCCTTTAACACAGCCGATGCAGTTATTGTTGCCGTAGCCAAGCGTATACATGGTGGGGCGTTTGATGCCGGCCTGCTCAAGATAGAACAGGCATTCGGGCTTGGTCAGTTTTTTCTCGATCAGGGGGAAGATCGGCTTGGCATCTGGGTATTGTTCCTTGAAGCGGATAGCGCGGTTGACTTCCTTCTTGGAATACTCAAACCCAAAGATCTGCGCCTCGTAGTTCATTTCCTTTTCGATCCGCTGCCGGACTCGCTTCTTCAGCACTAAGGTACACCGCGCACCACCAGGACCGTTGACGTATTTGTCTTTGGTAATGACCTCAAACTGATTGCTGTGCTTGTGGGATTTGGTGACCATGATGTCACGCCCGTACCATTCCTCACATTCACGGATGAACCGCTCATTGTCGGGATGCGCCGTGTCAATGTGGAAGTAGATCGGGAGCACCCGATCCTTTCCGTATTTGTCTATCGCCAGCTTGGTCGCTACCGCACTGGTAACGCCAGCCGACCACCATGATATGATCATGCTTCCCACCTGAACTTCAACTGCCCGTAGATTGGTTGCCAGCTCCGGTTCCCGCCCTTAACCGTCCAACGGTCATGTGGCTTGACCTCACCAACAATCTTCCAGCAGGCGCCTCGAAGCGAAGAGCCAGACTCTTCTTGCAGAGTGTATGTGACCATGCGTTTGCCGCCCATCTGTTGCCAGATACGCCAGCAGCGCCCGTATAAAAAACTGCAAGAGTTTTTGGGTGCCCAATCCACAACACAAACTCTGGTAACCTCGGCTGTTAGGCCGTCATCCAGCGTGGCGGAGACAGGCCGG